GTAAATAAAATCTATTCCAGTTAAAGAATGAACTACAGCTCCACCTGCTAAAAGTTGAACTGCAAAAGAACAAATTGAAAGAGCTGATAATGAAACTATATAAACTTTTTGAACTCTTTTTGAATGCATTTTTTCCATTGTGCTTGACAGCGTAAATGCTTTTTTGTATTTATTTCTTACCTTTTGCCCTAAATATGCAAATATAACTAATGTCGCAATATTAGGAACAGTAAAATAAAAAACACCTATCCAACCATTATTGTAAGCCTGCTGACTTGCAACAAATAAAGCAGGTGCCCAAATCCACGTCGCTGCGATAGAAAAACCTGCCTCAGTTGAGTTAAGTTCTCTGTCAGCTACTAAATAAGATTCTTTTGTATTTGCTTTTTTCTTATAAGTTTGGGCAATTGCAATAGCTAAACCTGCATAAAGTGCTATAAACATCCAACCCTGTAATTGACTAAATATCATTTTGTCCTTTCCAATCAACGCATAGATCCACTAAAGCATTGACAGAATTTCCTGTATCAAAAACTTTTTTGGCTGTATTTATTGCGTCCATAATTTTTTCTCTTTGTTCTTTTGTCACAGCGTAATTTAATTTGTAATATGTTTCTCCAGTTTCGCTTTGTCCTAAAAACTCAGGTTGTTCTGTATTTAAAGTGCTTATATAATCTTCAAATACGGATCTGGAATCAAGTTTCAAATTTTCATTTGCAACTATTCTTTCCAAGTCGTCTAAGTCATCAAGATTAAAACCTGTTCCCACTAAACTTTTTTCAGTTTCAGTAAGTTCTTTAAGTTGTTCTACTAAAGCAGGATAATCATAATCAGCTAAATCATTTGTTCTGTTATCTATCAAAACAATTCTTTTAGCTGTATCTTCATCTACATCTACGAATGTCACAGCTATTTTTTCCCAATTTAAGTGAACTGCAGCTTGATAGGTATGATTACCTGCAAGAATTTGCATAGTTCTTTTATTGACCACTATTGGCCTATATTGTCCATTCTCTTGTAATGATGTAACAATCGCCCCTACATCGCCCTGTCTTGTATTGTCGGGATATTCTGTAAGTTCTTTAACATCAATTAACAAGTCTTGTAAATTGGGTGCTATATTCATATGTTCAAATTATACATAAAAAAACCGCAAATCAAATCAATTTGCGGTTTTTTTTAATTAATTTGTTCTAAATGTCTTGAAAAAAGAATCCTGCTCGTGCAAGTGGTTTATTTTTTGCAACTTCTGTCCAATGGTAGTCATCATTAAACATATCATTATCGTCCCAATCTTTTTCTTTGACAAACAAAAGTCCATTTTTAATTGTGTAATGAAATTCTGTATCGCCGTGAAGAACATATCCGTTGGAATCTCTCATTTCTTTTGGTAGATGAGAAATAGTTTCCATTTCTTCAACTGTTACAGAATTTATTTTTGAATCATTTACAAATTCTGTAAACTTTTTAACAAAAGTTTCAGCTGTTAAATCGCCAGAATATGCAACAAAATTCATTAACAATTCACCTAAACCGCCTTTGATGTAGCCGTCGTGATGTTTGTAAATTGAAACTTCTGTTCCATTATCATCGATTACTTGTATTGTTGCTCTTGTGCTCATTTTTTCCCCTTTTTATTTGTTATATGGTTTATGGGCAACTTTTACTGGAAAAGAGTTCTTGTCCAATGCCCATACTTTTAGTGTCTTGTCTTGTTGATTATCTCCAACGATGAAGTAGTAGCGATATGGATTTCCATATCTGTCATAAGTTCTCATTATTGAACCTTTTGTTGAACCGCTGAATCCACCGCCGTTGATAGTATGTCCCCAATAAATCCATTGACCATTGACAAACACTTCTTTACTATGGTTATGATTATATGAAGATTTGTCTTTAACACTTACTGTCCACTCTTTATTCTCAGCGGAATAATTTTCGTGGTAAACAAGTTCCAGATCTTGTGTTGCTGATTTTAATTCTACAACAAAGTTTTCTAGTCCTGCTTTGTAAGTTTCATAAGTTGTTTTCATACCCTCATTATATAATATATATTTTATATATACAACCAAAAAAGCCTGTTTTTATAAGTTTTTTTTAAATTTACCTCAGTTCAAACAGCCCCTAGAGTAGTGAACGAGCTGTAAACAAATTGCTTAAAACGGCTCAAAATGGCCTGTTTATGCGTCTAAATCTTCGTTCCACGTTGTTATCAGAGCTGTAACAATATTTACTATTTCATCAAGTTCTGCAATCACTAAACCATTTGTAGTTCCGTCGGGCATAGCTACAAACATAAATGGTCGGCTGTCGCCTATGTTTTTATTATCGTCGCTTTGCTTTTTTGCTTGAGTGTATTTTGTCCAGATCGTTTTGACTTGAGCACCCGACTTGACTTCGACTCTGATATTTCCGCCCCAATTTTCTTCGTGTCCCATTCGTGAACGAAATTTGGCGTCTGGAATCATTAATTTTTTTCTAGCAATATTTTGTTTTCTTCTGCCTTTATTTTTATTTCGCAAACCACGCTTTTGATTTTCTGACCAATTTTCTTTGGATCTTGAATTTTTTTGTCCGATTCCACTTAATCCCATTTCTTCGTGTTTGCGTCGTTTCCAATCGCTATAAGTTTCATCTTCTCTTATGTCAAATTCTTTGTGCACCATTTCCAAACCATTCTGTTAAGTGTGTGATTTTTAATTTCGTAATTGCATAATTGACATTCTAAAGCTATCCAATCCATATGGCCAACTACCCAAGTTTCATAACAATTCCAACAAATTATGTAATTATTGTTTTCTAAAAATATCATATAATCAGTTTAATGCAACTAAGTGACGAGGGCTGCAAACTCGTCACTTAGTTTTGATGTGCTACTGCGTCTGAGTAGCTACCCTGTTGGTTTCTGCTTTTTGAGGTTTAGCATTAACTTGAGCGTCTAATACTTTTTCAAGCCAATATGGATTGTCGCCTGTCCATAAATGTAAACCTAGCCCTAGATTTCTTGCACATCTTTTAAAGGCGTCTGACTCTGCTTTTTTTAATAAGTCGCCGTTATTGTCTTTTGTATTGATTGTATTTGCACTTCCAGATCCCTGAACTGCAAAACTTTGTCCGTCCACTATAACCTGTAATTCACCTATACAACCACTCACTTGACCGTTAGGCTCATAAACGATTTCCTTAATTGACCAATCATAATTCCCGCAGACTTCTAAAAGTCTTTGAGCGATAGTTCCAAAAGGCAAATAATCTTCTTCGCCATGAGCTTTTTTTATTTGCTTTATAAAGTCTTTTGGGAAGACTTTAGCAAGTGCATATCTTTGTTTCACTTTTTCCCCTTTTTCTTTTTTTTATTTTGTAGTTCTTTAAAAGCATTTTTAAAGTCATCAAAACTTTCAATGTCTTTTAAATCTTTAACAACTTCGTTGCCGTCGCTGTCCATAAATACAATGTCGGGCATTTTATTTTCCCCTATTTCTAAACCACTTTGAAATGGTATTAATATCCCAAAGTGGATTTCCACTTTTAATTGCGTCTGGTTCGGGCATTTTGCCGTCTGTTCTGTATTGTCGAAGTGTTTGTTCTTTCAATCCAGTTTCCTGTGCAATTTCTTTTATACCAACTACGTTGTCCCAATTAATCATTTTTAATTTCGAACATATTGTCAGCTGATAATTGTTCGCCATTATTCAATCGATCCATGAAATCAACATTAACTTCATCATCGAAATCAAAGCCGAACATTTTTACTAATTTAACTACTACTTCACCTAATAAAGCACCTAAACAAAGAAATGCTAATAGGCCAAAAGCAATATAAATTATTGATATATCGTTCATAATTCCCTTTCCAATTTATTCAAACTAATGATTCGATATGCGAAACACATAAAGAACAATGAGGTAAACCTTTACCGCCCAATTCCATAGGTGGTTCAGTTTCCTGCATTACTTCATTACACATATCACATCTGTAAATAAATAACTCTGTCATAATATATACATTATAGAATATATATGAGATATATTAGGCATAAATCTTTTTTTCTTCTAAACAAAAATAACAGACGTGTAATTGATATTTAGCATGGTCATATCCACTATCACGGAATTTATGGCCATCAATATTACAATCCCATACTTTATTTGCAACTTCCAGATCTTTAAGATTCTTTTTAATCTTTGTCCAATTACTAACTAAAGCTGTCGGTGTTATTTCAATATCTTTCCAATTCTTTTTATACCATTCTGCTACAGCTCTTACTTCTTCTGGCGTGGCGTCCACTTCTTTAAGTTGCTTAGTTGCTTTTTGTAATCTTCCTAATTCATTCTTTGGAGCCTTATTCCAATCAATACCGCAATTATTTGCTAACTCTTCAAAAATTAAATCACGTCTTCTATTGGTATTCTTAATATGGTTTTCTTTGGGCGACTTCTCAGGGGCTACCCTAGTGTCGTCTGCGTCGCTACCCCTAGCGACTTCTATGACCCTACCCTCAAAACGATTAAGAAAATATTTATTAACAGCATTACTGCCGTCAGCTTTTTTCTCTCTATAAACTTTGATAGCTTTTACTTCTTCCAGTTCTTTTATTGCTCTATCAACTGACTTAACAGAACAACCTGCACGATTTGCAATAGTGGATCGTGAGGGATAACACTTCCCCTCACTATCAGCAAAACCACAAAGCACTACATAAATTACTTTTGACTTATCTGATATTTTTGATTCTATAACCCAACGTGCAACGATATTAAATTTAACATCGGTTTCAAATTGCATACAGCCCCTTTCATCTTGTTAAACAATTACTACAGACAACAAGTCCTGCAAATTCCCCCTTAATTTTTTGATAGTGTCTTTCAGCACCGCCAAATATCATACTTCCACACTCGTAGCAATTATGAAAATATGTGCAGATACAAGTTGTAAATAACTCGCTACTCATACATTCAATCTTAGTTCTTCATCAGGTAAAGCAATTAATTGATAGTATGCTCCATCACCTTTAGGATTATCTGTCACATCAATTATGTAGCCACGTTTTCTTAATTTATGAACAGAACTAGACAACCTGCTTATATAAAGTTCATAAACAAGTTCCTTAGTTGATAAAGGTTTTTCTAATTTGAATCTTCTTAAAGCCCAAATTAATTTGTCTTCATGAGTTTTTAAATTATTTGGTAATACATTATCTCTAAATGAATATGGTATATAAGCCATTATTTCCCCCTTAAATTTATACAAGTCCCAAAGTCAGCTCTTTTAACCGCTTTGTTCATTTCATTTCCAATACTTAAAAAAATGCTACCAGAACTTGGCGAATCTTTTGCAACTTCTTTAGTAGTCCCATTTATAAATTTGATTCTGCCTCTGGTAAAGCAAATTTGTTCAAAATATTGTAATGATTCGTGAAACCAACTTGTGTCAGTTCTAGCAAATAATAAAACAATTATTTGAATATTATTTTTTTCATACTCTTCTATTGCTTTTTTAATCCAGATCTTAGTAAGTATTCCATATGGTGGATTAAGCCATACTTTGCCGTTCCATTCTTTACTTAGTCCGTCATCTTCTTTAGTAAAATAATTTTTTGCTTTTACTATCGAATTACTAAAATCATTACTTGCTGGATCCAAATCAAATTCTATATTTAATTTTTCAAATATGTAATAAGGTGTATACCATTCTATTGATTTATTTACAGAAGAATGATATACAAATCTTTTATTCATATTTTTTTC